CTTATTGTTTATAAATGCTTATTTTCTTCATCTAATAAATCTACTGGGTTAAAAGACACGACTCTTAATGAATCATATAATTTATTTAGCCAGGTATCTTCTGCATTTAAAATATACGATTTTGATCGTACATCCGATACTGTTCCAAGAACAGCTGATACAACATTATCAACTGTGCCTCGTATATCTGGGTTATCCCAAACAAGCCCCATGTAATTAAAAGTACCTGGACCAGTTGTGCATCCAGGGTATTCTATGCCAATACCACCAACACTCCCAGTATTCATATTGGATTCACCAGTTGTATAAATACCATCATCTGTTAGCAATGAAAAACTAGCACCGTTAACGACAGAAAACACCTGTGGAGAAATTCTTGCAAGCAGACCGCCATCTTGTATTCTAAAAACATATGCAGTATCAGTTTGATAATTAATCTGAGTTGTCACACTACCGAATTCTGCATACAACTCAGCATCAGAGTTTAGTAAAATTTGTTGCCCAGCTCCAGACCCAGCATTTACCGATCCATATCCAGGCTCTTGATACAAATAGATATTTCCACCAGCAGCAGAGATTGTGTCATTACTTATTTCCCAACCAGCAATGCTTCCAGATGTTGCATTTATTGTTCCAGAAATATCCGCATTAGTTGCTGTGATATCTCCACTAGCAGATACATTAAAGTTTGCGCTAGATATTGTCCCATCAGACAAGATATCAATTCCTGGGGTTGATACAGCGGTTGCTGTCACTCCACCAAGTATTGTTACATTTGATCCAAGAGTAATTCCCTCGCCAACATTTCTATAAATACCAGTATTCCCACCAAGAGCAAAAGCGCCATTTGAATACCAATAATCGTTAGCACCAACAAAGAGGTTTCCTCTGAATTGTCCATTTGTAAACACAGCATCTCCTGAGCTTGTAATAGCCCAGCCAGTAGTCCCCGCATTACTAAACGCAAAAGTATTTGCATTATATGTACCATTAAAATTGTTACTGGCAATGATGGTATTTACAAGAACAAAGTTGGCTGTAAGCTCATTTGAAGTAATTGTGTTCGCAGCAATTTCATTTGCGGTCAATGCATTTGCCGCAATTGAATTAGCCTCAATTGATCTTGAAATAATATGAGCAGATCCGTTCACAATTCCAGGCTGAAGGACAAGACCAGCTGGCTCAATTAGTGATGAGTTGACAGTCTCTACAACAAAGTTTTTAAAGCTATCGTAATTACGAGACTGTGTTGATCTTCTGTCGGGATCTCCTAACAGACCCCAAGAGAAGTCAAACAAAGAATACTGTGTGGTGTCAATTAGACTTGAGTTATTCCCATCATGAGAGTGTCCACCACGACCAGGAAAGAAAAATATTGTATTCTCACTAGGCATTACGAAACCTTCCTTAATACCAGATTTTGAGACACATTATCCCCAATAGTTGTATTGTGAGAAATAACCCAATAATCTGTGTTTGAAATATCTAAAGCGCTAAGATTTGTTACTCTAATTCTATCACCCAATTGAATCTTTGGCATTGCTGTTACATCAAGATTAATGATTGGAACAGGTATTTGTGTTTTTTCAATAATAAAATCAGCAAGTTTTTTAGCATGCACTGAATCTGTAATAAACGGGCTTTGAATGGTTATATCCTTGACACCATATTTCTTAATACTGTCAGCCAAAGAAGCCGATTGCTCTTTAACCTGAACATTTTGCTCACTCATTACCACTGCCGTTCCGCTAAGTACGGTTGCGTATGGGTACTTTGTCAAAGGGTCAGTTCCTTGTAAAAATACAAGCCCGCCAACCTCAGAGTCCTCACTTGCAGATAGAATCATCTCAGCACCATATGGATACGGTAAATATCTTGTAATTTCAACCTTCTTTGGATTTTCAAACAAGATTGCGCTGATGAATGGCGCTTTCACATTGTAAGCTGGAGACTTATCAAACTTAATATCATAATAACGAGATTCACGAACCTTGTCATTAATGCTGTGAGAAGCGGCTGTTGTTTGAAACTGCGCTCTCTCTAAACCATTAAATGATGTAGCTGTTTTTGAAATATATTTAATAATCTCACTATTTATCTTGATATATCCTGTTTCAGAATAGACAGGATCTAGAGTTGTTGATACATATGCAACATTTGCATTTGATGTTAAATTGGAGGTTAATTTAGTTGTAGCCAAGCTTGAGCCATCTGGTGCTATCCAGAGGGACTGAACCGCATTTGTAGATGTTTGAATTGAAGCAATAGGGATAACCACCTTGTTGCACTGAAGGGCGACATTGTAATTACTATTTATAATATTTGTTGAGTCACTAAAATACGACTGAACATTTGCATGCTGATCAATTGATGGTTCAAAGAACCTATAGAAGTGTTCATATTTAGCTTTATCATTTTCATCTATATAAATACGACCCATATCCGCAAATGTAATGTCATTCATAATTTCACGAATTGATGTTTCATTACCGTACAAAAATGCAAACTGAGTAAGCGGTTGCATTGCAGACTCAATGTATCTATTTTTAATTTCATCATCCGCAAGAGATTCGCCATAAATGGCAAACTCATCAGCATAAAAACTTCTAACTGAACTAGGCGCTATTTCTACACCAGTAACTGGTGTGTAAGATGCACCTCTTCCTCCGATAGTGATATCTTTTGATGCCGAAGAAATCACTACTCCTTCAACAACCTCGGTATCTTTCAAATCACCATTTACAAAATACTTTAATGAAGAACCATCATATGTTACGGCGATATGAGAAGAGGATGAGTTTGACAAAGCAACATTTGATGAAACAGTTTCTGTTACAACTGCACTATTACCCAAGACAGTTTTTATCTTAAACCCATTTGAAGTTGAATTATTAAAAAATTCAAAACCAGATGTTGAAGTTGAGTTATTCCAGTTACTTATATACTCACCATCCGTAGCAAAACTACCATTATGAAATTTCCCAAAAAACTCTATTGTCCACTTGTCTTTATAGGATAAATCATTCATTACAGTATATGGTATTCTTACATATGAATTAGATTCTAGGAGCACTGATTTATCGGATAAGTCAGATGTGAGACCAGTCGGTTGACTTAGCTTTGGATTGTTAATGTATACGCCATTGTTTCTGTGATTGTATGAATCCGCAGTTGACCATGTGGATGAGGAGTTCTTGCTTCCAATCGCATCCAATGGAACAATCGTGCAACATTCTGCTGCTGATACAATTACATCCGAACCGCCGCTCAGCGCTTTGTATAGCGATATACTAAATGATGCTGAGCCAGAATTATTAAATGAGTGAAAGAACTCTATTCTTATTTTTCTTGGAACACCAGCTGATAGATTTACCATGCTTGATTCATACCTAGTTGAACTAGTAGTTGTCTGGTATTTATCAAGGATTAGAATATCATCAAGATACAACCTAACACCACCATATGAAATAAAAACAATTAGTTTCTGTAGACCAGAGTCGGTGGGGATGTAGTAACCATCAAACACCCCATTGAAATACTCGGAATATACAGCCGAATCATTACCCGTAAAAGAATAATTTGATATGTCTAGAGCACTAGTATTTGATGTTGATATACTCTTTGACAGTAATGTTAGTGCTGGGGATACAAAGCTTTTTTCTCCCAAGGCTTTATCCATTGGTGATAGTTCTTTATCAATAGCATCAGCAACAATGTCTTTAACTGACTGGACATTTTTTTGATTCGTTGGCATTCCCCAAAAACGAGCCCTCAATCCAGTTGATGGAATAATGCTATTTCCACTTCTATCAATTGTTTGTTCGTTGAACGAATACAGAGACACAGCCTCACGATCTTTTGCACCCTGTTTATAAGTATTTAACTTTTTAATATCAGCGCTTGGAAAATTTGCTCTCATCAAAAGATTCTTTACAGCATCACCAACATAAGCATTTTGCAAAAAGAAACCATAATTAATTGATCTTTCAGAAAGAAACTTACTCCAGTCCTGAAGGTTTGCACCAACTGTCATATCAGTCCCAACTGACCACTCATCTACATAGAAGGTACCATTCTTTACATATTCATAAATATCAAACGATACAGTAGCTCCAGTAGTGTGTGACTTAGCGGTAGTGTTTCCGTACCCCCGCTCCGCTACCGTCACAACATTTGAAGAATCAACTGAAGAGCATAAAACTACCTCTTCGGATTGCGTTCCCTCATCAATAGTTACAGTAAAGTAATTCCCCGCACCGCCAGATGGAAGGGATGAGCGATCAAGCACAGAGAATGTTGAAGATGAGTTTGAAATATTTGCTTGAAGCTGAGTTGTCAGTACAGAGCTGTTTAAATCATCACCGCTTGGCTTCTTTATTCTCCACCCCGTATATATTTCAACTTCAAGATCTTTAACCATATATTTACCATATGTAGATGAACTATTGAAAATATTAAATAATTTTTCAGTATTATCAAGTGTTAGATCAACTGATGCAGTTTCAGAACCGCCGATTGGCAAGCTAGTTGAATGTATATCTCTTGTTCTATTTACTGAGTATGATATTACATATTCACTAATATCTTCTTCATAAATAGGAACAATTTCCTGGATCCTGGCATAGTCCCCTGGATTTTTAGTTGTGTACACAGTAACTTTTATTTTTGAAATGTTATTTGTAGATAACGCCTCGGAAAGAATGTGATCTCTATAATAACCGCCATCGGGGATAGTGCCAATCTCATCAAGAACGAGATTTAATGACCCGTCATATGCTTGCAATAGGTATGTAGAGATTTGCCCATAAAACTCCGATGTAATTATACGAATCTTATTTACTTTTCTTGTTGTAAATGTAGCTTGAATATATGGATTTGTAACAAAACCATACCCATCATATGTAGCATGAGTATTTGAGTTACTAACACTATTAGACCACCAGCCAAACTCTAAACTACTACCCATCTGAGTATTAGAAAGATCATTTGTTGTAAGTGAAGGCATAGCATACCAAGAACCATCTGCCTTTATTACATCACCATCAGCATCCACAGCTCCAGCAACAGCCCATGTAAACGACTGTCTTCTGATGCCATTAAAAGCTTCTGATGCAGGAAAGAAAAACCCTCTTGACGGGTATGAATTAACAGCTGGGGCATCATTTGTTGTTACAACTAGATTGTCTAAATGACGACTATCCATCCATTTAATAATAACCTTAGGCTTAATTTTCTGAGCTGGTGCTGCTATAGCCGAATTAAACGAATTAGATAGTTGTTTTCCATATAGCCCAGATGTTAACATTTATACCTCTTCAAGCGTCATTGCGCAGCTAAAATAGTATACATCATCTACGAGATCTCTTCTAATTAAGTTCTCAGAGAAGTTAGAGACAAATACAGTAATGTTCTCTTCTGTATACGGAGTTACCCCATCTTCATCTTGATTTATAATAGTAAGCGTATGAGTATCAGAATCCATTGATATTGCCTTAATATAATTTCTTGATTCTCTATAATCAACTGTTCTATCGCCATAGTTAGGAATGAAACTCCAATTTATATTGAAAGTTCTTTTTGCTGCACTTCCAGCGGCATTATTCTTGTAATACCTGGATGAATCTCCCGACCAATTTGTATTTTCAATATATAACGGAGCAGCCGAGGAATCAAGTGTGCGGCTCTGATTAGTTAATGGTTTTCCATCAAGCATTAGCAGAGCTCTGATTAACGAAGAATCAGCGGTAATGTTATTGCTAAATCTAATTGCCTCTGCTCGTATATTAGAATTGTTTAATATGTTAATTCTAATTGTTGCAAGAACTATCTTTCCAGCTATAAACAGGCTGACTTGACCAGATAGGTTTGCGCTACCAAGTGCAATTCGTGTTCCGTTTGAAAGAAGCGATGAAAGAATTGAAATCTGAGAAGCGCCATATGAATCCTTCATCATGGAAGCCGATACTGATGAATCAGAACTCATTGAGCATGATGATATTGAAATCTTTGTTCCGCTTGAAGATACATCACCACTAGTTGATAGCGATGCGCTTGCATAGGCAATCTTTGTGATATTTGTTTCAACAAGAACTTCTGCTGAAATTACAACATCACCATCTTGTCTTTCTGTTGCGACAATAACTGTTGCGCCATCAACAGAGAGATTTGCTGCTGCGTATGCGATTTTATAAGGATTAGATACAACATTGGAATTTGATGCAATCACAATATTTGCAAATCTTATTTGATACGATGATACTGTGAGCGTTACGCTGCTATTAATGTCAATCGTGACATCCACAGCATCCGCTTGGTAGAAATCTATACCACGATTAAATGGTTCACTAAATGAATAGAAACTGTCAGACATCTCTTATTTCTCTTTGAGAGAAATCTCAACATTGTAATATGCACACTGGTTGGGAATATCTCTTCTCACTAATGTTTCGCTATATGATTCAACATATACGACTGTATTATAGGCAGGTTCTGCTGGATCAAGAATAATTGAAAGTGTTGCTGAAGATGGTGTCTTTGCTAATGCATAAAGGAAGTTTCTTGCAACCCGACCATCAATGGTTCTTTCCGACATATCTGGAAGGTAAGTGAAGGACAGGGTATAGTTGTTCTTTGCATTCTTAATAAATCTCCGCTTATTCCCATTAAGTAATTCAACATTAGATGCCGATGTTGACATAGCACTACTCATAGTCCGACCATGCTCTGTAACCTCTGTGCCATTAAGCACGACAAGGTGAGTTATATTAGGCTGTTGATTCTGAATTGTTGGCATTTATAACCCCTGATTTATTCCGTTATAGCTTGTGAATGTTCTTGTCTCCATACCAGCAGCTTTCTGTTGCTTTGGAAGCACATTAACATTGTAACTCTTCATCATACTCTTAAACCATTCTTCTTCACCAACAAATGTGTCAACATTGATATTCACGGTGGATACGCTAGTTGTTCCTCCACCACCTGCATATGCTGGGACTCCAGAAGGTGCTCTAAACTTTGATTGGTTAATGCTTTGCATTGTTCTTACACCCATGTTTCTTACAGCATCAGCGTTTATAACATACTCACCACCATGCAAAATTGCAGGGATTGCCTTTGATGGAGCGCCAGGAACATAGCCGCCTGTTTTAAACTGGGAGGCATAAGCTGGACTGTATTTTGGAGTTAAATAATTAATGATATGATTATTTCTTTTATTAATAAGTCTTGGTAATGCATTTTCTCCAAATTGATCATAATATGAAACAGGTACATGCATGTCATAATTATACGGCATAGGGTAATTCAAATCATTACTTAGTGATTCAATTGAAGAAACAAAATGATTTGCATGAAGACCAGTATTAAGCCTTAATTCAAGAGCTAATTTACGAATAATTGCATCCTGCCAATCGTTTGTGTAGTGCTCACCAGTCTGCCATAAACCAGTACCACCTAGTTGTTTCATTCTGTCAGTAATCATATGATCTTTCATATCTCTAAAAAGCTGGTCTGAAATTGTACTAAACTGATTGTCTGTGTAATATCCAGTTTGTAGTCTACGAATTAAATAATCGGGTGCGCTAGTTGTTGCTAATTCACTTGGTCTAAAGATTTGAAATGCATCTTTTGGAATTCTTAAACCTGTCAAATCTTTCGGTGTGAAATAACTATCAACTGCATACAGGGTATCTAGTGCACCAGGATTTGCATCCATTACCGCTTTTAGATTTGCAAGGAGAATTTCTCCCCCAGCCTCTTGTCTAGCCATATGTCCAGCAGCAGGGCTATTAATTCCAAAATGAATTGTATTTCTCAAAAGATTATGTTTTGAAATTTCTCTTGCACTCATGCGATCACGGACTGTAGGGTTTTTTAATAGATCTTCTGTATTTGTAAAATACCCAGCCATTTTAGCTAGTCTTGTTTCATACGCTAATGATGTCCCCATGTTTGAAAAAAACTTAGTTTTTGTGTTATAGTCACCTGTTGGTTTTAAGAATAAATCTCCCCCTTTACCAGTAATAAATGGATGCTGTGGTGGTCTTTCATGCACAATAATCAATTTTTCTAGCATGTCATCAACAGAACCAGCATTCATCAAATCTTGCCAGACTGTAGGCATACCGCTTACTTCTCTATTAATACCTGGTGTCATGTCAATATTTGCTTTTGCAAATGATGCAGCTTTTGCTGCAGATATTTTTGTCTTACCCAATTCTGCTAATTTTTCAAATATTGATTTAGCATAAATATCTCCATTTGAGGCAGCATACAATAGCGCATCAACTTGAGGTACTGATGTAATTTTTGAACCAAGAACTTGCAAACCACCATCATTCATAGAGTCTCTAACAAGTGACCTTGCAAAATGCCAATTCGCTGCGGTTTGCGCCCCAGATGCTGAGAATTCAGCAAGACCGCTTAATGTATATGGATCAGATGGTATATTTTTAATAACAGTATCCAACGGATTAATAACTTGTCCATTAATTGCAGAGAAACCAGATTCAAAAAGATTAGTTTTCTCTGCGAGCACTCTTTCTATATTGCCAAAAGTAACAATTTTTCCATCTATATTAAAACCAGG